ACTGTGACGCTTTTCGTTTTGACTTTAATACTGACATTAATTACCTCCTCATGCGCCCCACAAGGGGGCGCAGATTTAAGATATTGCGAAAGCGGGGCGAACGCCACGAGAGGCACTGGCGTTGCTGTAGTTCGCATTGCCGTAGCTGCTGACACTGGCGAAACTGGAAGCGGAAACAACATCTCTCAGCCACCATGTCGCTCTGTTGCAAATCCTGCTCGGCTCGTGCTGGAACAACGGCAACTGAGACTTTTCAACACGGTAATTGTTCGGAATGGTAGTACCATCGGAAACAGGGCTGAAAACGCCATTGCCGTAAACCATGTGTTCGCACATCAGGTCAACTTCACTATCGCACCATGCACCAGCAGAAGCCTTACCGTTGGACGTTGCGTTGGAAAGATAAATTCTCTTGGAAAGAACATGACCGCTGAACGCCGCCTTGATAGTAGTTTTCGCCTGAGACAGCCCTTCTGTGTACATCTTCGAGTTTACATACGCACCTGTAGTGGTATTCGTATCATTCATCACATGATTGTACAGACAAGTGTCAGGAACAAGCACGACATGATGTTTTGTACACTCTGTATCACCGCAATGCAGATAATAGTCAAACGCCGCAATACGGTACACTACATCGTTGATAGTCCAGTAATCACCGATGTACATATCCTCGAAAGTACCAGCGGAAATTGCGCTGTACTGAGCTGTAGTCACAGACGTACCCAGCGACTTACCACGATAGATTGCGTTATGCGCCCCTGCGTTGTTGAAAAGCAGAGGGGCAATCTTATCTTCCGTATCCTCAACTGTTTTTGCCTTAAAATTGGCAAAAGTCATTTTTTTCAACCCTGCGCCATCATGAACCAGTACGAGATTATCGTCAGCAATGGTTTCAATAGCGGCAAGGTCTGTTGCCTTTTTGGTTTCAATGCTAATAGCACTCATGTTTTATACCTCCTTAAATTTCCAATCGGCTACGATTGCATTTCCTAAATCATCGGTAAGAATTGTACCTTCATCATCGACTACGAGAGGTGCTGTGAAGTCATTCTGAATAGTCATGTATTCGAGAGCCGCCAGCCTTTCGTCCACCTCTGTAAGCTGATTCTGCAAGCTACCAGCTACATCTTCCGATAACTGGTCTTTGATGGAATCAAACCATGTATCAAACGCCGCTTTCTGCTGACTTTCATAAGTAGTCATGCGCTGTTCATACGCCTGTTCCATCTCTGTGAGATTTTCGTCCGTGGTTGATTTCAAACCATTGATGTATGTAACGAAGGAATCATATTCCGTATTGGTAAGCTCCCTCACATTTTCAACTACATCTTCGGCAGAATCTTCAAAGAGCTGTTGCTGTGTAGTGAAATAGGTCTGAAACTCTTGATACAGGTCTGTTCCATCTTCCAAAGCAGACATGATGTAGTTCAATGCCTGATTCATACGATTTGCGTCATTCGCACCAAAGAACGATTTTTCCTTATTGGTATAGGTCGTATCATCACGAAATGAAACTGTACCGTCAGGATTGTCGATTTGCGTATAACGCTTTAACCCGTCCCACACAGCGTCCGTGTAATCAGTGGGTAATAGTGTCCACGACATTTATAGCCCTCCTTTCATACCAAAATTCCATGTAAACATTCTCCTCCCTTCGTATTCATTCGTGAGCTTGTTGTAAAGGTCTAATATGGCACTCTCCAATCTATTTAGCTCATTGAAATCCATCACATTTCCGTTATCTACATAAATTGGTGGTGTACCATACGACCTTTTCAAAGTTTTGCTATTGATGGTGGTGAGATTTTCTTCGAGCTGATTTATTTCATCAGCATAAAAGTAATCTTTTAGGGTTCTATCATTCCCGAGAGAGTGGATAGAAAACTCCTCATACATCTTGATAGCCAGCCCACGAAGATACTCAAGGTTGTTCTTAATTCGATTGAAGTCCACGGCGTTGAATCTATCGCCGACATATACATCATCGACAGTTTCGCCATGCCAATCTGTTTTGGGTGTAGACCATGCCATTACATCAACCTCCTAACCTTCGAGCCGTAACCCTACCTGAAAACGCCTGTTTAAATTTCAGAGTATTTCTGTAGATGTTTACCTTCATGTTGGGATAAAACTCATTTTCCTGATAAACAATGTCGGTAACATCAATTTCAGGGTTTCCACGAGTGTCATATTCGTACTCAATACCAGCGGCATAATATTGAGCCAACCAGTCAGCAAGGTCATTCGCCATATCCATATTGCTGATTAACGGATTTTCCCATTTGACCGTTTTACCTCTGACATTGAGAGATTTTGTAACATACCGCTCAACAATCTTGTACCGATAGCCTTGAACTTCCAGCTTGTAAGAACCTGTCACTTTATATTTCAAAGTCACATAGTAATTGCCCCAATCAATGACATCGGCAAGTCCCTCTTGCTCATTCAGCTTCGCAAAATACCCATAGGAAGGGTCTTGAATGTAATAGGTCACGACCTGTCCATTTGTCACATCTACATCTTCATAAACAAGATTTTCCTCACGATTGTTTTCCTGATAGGTGTAGCATGGAACAATTACCTCCTTGATAAGCTCTTGCTTGATAGCCTTTGGGGAAGAAGTCATATCTCTTCTCGTCATGGTGAAATTGGTAACATCGCTCAAACTGAAATAGTTCAAAACAATGCGGTTATATGGCTCTGCTGTCTCTGTAAACTCTATCTTCATCACATTGAAATCATCAAAGTCACGAAGAATAACAGTGTCCTTTTCAATTTCATCTGACGCAATAGGATATTCGTTTACCAAAACACCTTCGTTGTAGGTACGAATTACAAAAGCGGCAGGGAGTGTATGTCCAAATCTCAACTCCAATCCGTAATATGCTCTGATAGCTTCCATCGTGATTGTGACTACAGGATTTGTGGTAAATTTACAATCAGCATTTGAGACTTCCTGTGAAACATACCCTGTATTCTTTGTAGCCGCCCCTGATTTCGGGATAAAGAACATACCCCCATCTACTGTTGAATAATTCCCAGCAAGAGTGGCATATTCATCTTTAACCGAATCATTCAGCACATTTTCTGAATGAGAGAAAGCTGTTTCACCATTCGTTGAAACGGAAGCTGTAGGCATAAAGTTTGACTTAATCTGAATTGCTCCAAATCTCGTCTGCATTAGCACACATCGACACGCATTTGAAATAATCTGCAACGCTTCTTTGTGCTTCACCCGTGGCATAGGATTATTGGTGTACAATGTCTTCAACCTCGGGTCTATATAGTAATCAGTGATTCCAGCGTCAGCTAAAATTTCCTGAGCCAATGTGTAATAGCTTTTGCCACTGGAACTGTACAAGCCTTTAACATACTCGGTGTCCATGTTTCTGAAAATGTCCTGACATCGAATAGTAGCTGTATTATCGTCACTTTCCCATTCAGAGCAGAGAAGATGATTACCTTGAATCCATTCGATTTCATCAGAATCAGGAAGCTGATACCCATACATAATGTCCATTTCCTGACCTGTCTCAAGATAGTTAATTGCCGATTTTGGATTATCCACATTGAAGTATCGGTCATAATTCTTGAGTGTTACTGAGAAATCAATCTGCGGAACATCTGCTCCTATAGGAGATACATAACTATCCAGTGATGAATCCATTACTGAATCGTTGTAATACACCAGTCCGTAACCAAACAGAATAGAATAAATACGAAGTCTACTCTGTGGCTTTTTCATGGTGTAAAAAATCATTTTGATATAGGTTGTGTTTTCAAATACTTCCTCGGTACTCCATTCTGACTTTGTGTTTCCACGAAACTGAACCGTCTGTCCCGTACTACCGACAACATCAAAATCTACAGGATAGTTTTCTCCGAAGTTTATTGATAAACCTCGGAAATCTATAGCGATAGTGTTCAAACTGATTGTTAGCTCGAACTGTGCTTCGGTGAGAAGTTTCTCCGAAATAATCCCTGTATCGTAATAACTACCGCCTGTACTTTGTCGAGGAAGAAAAAACATGGAACCATCGACTTTTGTAAAATCTTCTTCGAGAGTGGCATAAATTGTATCATCGGGGTGTTCTCCGAAGATATTCTGCTTGTTTGAAAAATAAGCAAAACTTCCATCGTCAATGCTTGCCTTTGCCTGAGCTTCCTGATTGACAAGCCCGAAAGAGAGCATTATGTATGCTCTCTCTCGGAGAGAAGATTTCATGCTTTCTTTGTATGCTTTTGATACTTTCTGCATATCATCTCCTCCTTTACTCGCCAGTATCAATCAGGTTTACTTTGCAATTCCTGTAATGAGTAGGTCTTCCGTTTTTATCAACCCAATACGGTTCACCTTCACGGTCTCCGCAATACATTCTCACAGTCTTTCGACCGTTCGTAACAGGGTCATTGAAAGTTACATATACAAAGAATTGTCCAAGAATACTCAGAATAGTTTCCCACTGAGCCGCAGTAAGCCACGCCCATTCAAGACCGTCAATTTTATACTGGTCTCGTCCAACACGCTGACCTACGACCGCTCCGTTTGCGTCACGCCCTGAATCAACAACGGTTGTTACCACCACCTTGACACCACGCTTGCAAGGTGGTAACTCATAACCATTGATTTCCAAATATGCCATTGTTACCACCTCCAATTACTTCACGAAACTATAACCATTCGCTTTCTGTTGTGTAACCACAGCGTCATTGACAGTACGATTACCGACCTGAACGATGGTCTGTTCATTCTTATCAGCCTGTCGTTTTGTATCATCGGCAATTTCTCTAAGAGTAGGCTCAACATATTCCTGATAGAACTCCCTCATTGCACGAGAGAAAGATTCATCACTAAAGGAGTTATTGATACCTCTTTGAGAATCCTCATATACCGAACTTGCCAGTGTGTTTGTCGGGTCATATCCAGCCCCAGCCGTAGCAAGGCTTGCGTTCATCATGTCAGAGCTTACGAGGATAGAGCGAATAATCGCATTGGAGCATACCGTCATTTGACTGTACATACTTCTCCAATAGCCCGTAAACTGAGCCATACCCGATACCACGGCATTTTTCATAGCCATTGCGATTTGGGAGCGATTGAGAACTTCGGTCTGACCGTTGATATGTCCAACCATCTCAGCTCCATTTTCGCCAGCTACGAACATTGAGCCATGTAAACCAGCGTTGGTTGTACCATTTGCGTACATCGGAATGTTCTTCCAAAACTGAGCCTGTCCGTTATCAATGAAGCCACCTCTCTCGAAGAACTTCCAACCATGCCCTGAGTTATATCCTCCATCGGACAATCCGAAGAATTTCTTCAACGAAGACCAGCCCGATTTGAACAGTGATACACCCACGGACACCTTATCTCCAATCCAAGAGGAGAGAGAAGACCAGCCCGATTTGAACAACGAAATACCGACAGATACCACATGGGAGCCTATCCAGTTTTTAATCGAAGTCCAACCGCTCTTTATCAGAGAGATACCCTGACTGATTACGGGGATATTGCCAATCCAACTTTTAACAGTAGTCCAGCCTGATTTTAAGAGCTTAATGCCCTGAGACAATACTGGAATGTTACCAATCCAGTTCTTCACAGTAGTCCAACCGCTTTTTACCAAACTGATAGCCTGTGATAAAGTAGGAATATTACCAATCCAGTTCTTCACAGTAGTCCAGCCACTCTTGATTAGGCTTATCGCCTGAGAAAGTGTAGGAATGTTACCAATCCAGTTTTTAACCGTTGTCCAACCTGACTTCAAAAGACTAATTCCTTGAGAAAGAACGGGGATATTACCAATCCAGTTCTTTATGGTAGTCCAGCCCGATTTGGCAAGAGAAACCATTTGAGAAACGGACGGTATATTACCAATCCAACCTTTCACGGTTTCCCAACCCGACTTTGCAAGACTGACAGCCTGAGACACCCCCGGAATTTTGCCAATCCAACCCTTTACAGTAGACCAGCCTTTCTTAACCAGCTCAACGCCAGCTTCAACCGAGATACCGTCTTTTGTTACATCAGCCCACCAGCCTTTCGCTTTCTGCCACAAGTCAGAAGCATTATTTTTTATATCAACAGCAAGCTCTCCAACAGGGCTATTTTCAATAGCTTTTTTGAGAGGGTCAGTGATATTCGACTTAACCCAATTCTTAGCTCCTGTGAACTTCTCGGATAATCCTTCCTTGAAT